TTCAAGGGCACTGCTCTGACTGAGCAGAAGTTCGATGCTGCCGATTCTGGTGAACTGACCAGCACCGCCGCCAACCTGACCCTGGAGGCTGGCGATCGTCTGTCTCTGGACGTGACCGGCACCACCACTGCTCTGGCTGGTGTGATCATCAGCGTGCTGCTTAAGCGCATCTGATGGGGCTGTTCGCTTTCCGGCGACTGCGTGATCGTGAGGCTGCCTCTACGGAGGTGGCCTCTCTTTCTATGCCAGAGCCTAAACTAGACATACCGGAGCCTGACGATGGCAATCACAATCGTGGCCACGCCAGGCGCGGCCGACGCAAACAGTTACCTGACGCTGGCAGCAGCGCAGGCGATCATTGACGGTTTTGTCCAGGATGCTGATGTTACAGCATGGGCATCAGCTACCACTGACCAAAAGAACCGGGCGCTGTTTACCGCGACGCAACGGCTAGACCGTGAGCGATTCCTTGGCGCACGAGCGACCGATACGCAGGCGCTGCAGTGGCCGCGTACTGGTGTGCGCAAGCCTGATACCTATATCAACACCTACGCGGTTGGGTTCCCGTTCCGCATCACGACGGATTATTTTACCGATACCGAAATCCCAACGCAGGTGCAATATGCGCAGGTCGTGCTGGCAACATACCTGCACAACAACCCGGACGGGCTTGGCCTGAGCGGACTGGAGGATTACAAGAACGTCAAGATCGGCAGCCTTGACGTGACGCCAAACCTCGGCTACGGCGCTGTTGGTGCGGACAAGGTGCCGCCGATCATGGAGCGTTACCTAACTGGCCTTAGAATTAGCGGACCGGGCAACGTCGCTATCCGCAGGAGCTGACCATGGATGACTACAGCATTGGCTTTGAGTACATCAGCGACACGGCTGCACACACCGGCAGATTCTTCAAGCTATATGCCGTTGCCGATGCTGTGATCAGTACAGCTACGGTGCAGAACGCAACCGGTAACGCTTTTACGTCGGTTCCACTTGGCAAGGGCGATTTTATCGAAGGCGTGTTCACAAGCGTCACGCTGGCTAGCGGCAAAGTCGTCGCCTACAGGATCTGATCATGAGCGAACCTAATTTTTTTGGTATTGATTATTCAATCGGTGCTACTTTCGTCAGTGATACTGCTACACGAACAGGGCGCTGGGGAGCGATTCACTTCACGACCAACACCCATATTGATACCATCATTGCTCAAAACTACGACGGCAACACGTTATCCGGCCAGTCATTCAGCGCTGCAACCACGCTGTACGGCGTGTTTACCAGCATCAAGCTGCAGAACGGCCACTGCGTTGCTTATAAGCTCTGATGGCATTAGCTAGTCCGTTACGGAAGGTTGCCAGCAAGCTGATGGCACGCTTTGGCGGCGAGGCAACGTTCCGCAGTGTGACCGCTGGCGCGTATAACACGACCACAGGCGCATCGGCCGAGACAGCCACAGACACCACAGTGCGTGGCGTACTGGAAGACGTGCGCCGCAGTGAGGTCAACGACCTGGTGCAGCAAGGCGACAAGCGGCTGATCATTGCAGCGGCTGACCTAGCAAGTGCACCAACGACAGCTGATCGTGTCATCATCAGCAACCGCAGCCTGCAAATTATTGAGGTACGCACGATTGAGCAGGACAATACGGCCATCACCTATGAACTAATCCTGAGAGACTGATGGCACGCAATATCAAGCTGGACCAAGTCGGCGATTATGTCACCGAGCAGTTTGAAAAGCTGCTACGCGTTGCGGTGCTGGAGACCGACAGCCGCCTTAAACTGGCCAGCCCGGTCGATACCGGTAGGTTTCGCGCTAGCTGGCAGGTTGGTGAGAATGCAGCACCTGGAGGCATTGCATCGGAAGGGCAGTTCGATACAGGCAAAACTTTCAAGACATCCAAACGCGGCAGGAGCACTCAAGAAGTGTTGCCTATTCAAAGACTCGGCTACGGCCAAGAACGCGTAGGCAACGTCTACAGCGTCCACAACAACCTGCCATATGCTGAACCGCTGGCCAATGGCACCAGCAAGCAAGCGCCGCCAGGCTGGGTGCAAGGCATCGCCAAGGACATCCAGGGTTTTGTCCAGACCAATGCAAACCGCATCGGTAGGGAATCATGAGCAGCACCTACAACGACGTCCGTGCTGCCATTGAAGGCCGCATCGCCACCGAGATGGCCATTGCACCGGCATACCCGGTCAGCTACCAGAACGTCCCGTACAGCCCACCCAACAACACGCCATGGCTGCAGGTGTTCATACGCTTTGGCGATAACGCCTACGCGACGCTGCTGCCCACTGGTGGCGTCGGCATGAACCGGCAAAACGGCACGCTGACCGTGAACGTGTTTACCCCAGTCGGGCTTGGTGCTGGCGCTAATTTCACCATTGCAGAGCGCGTCAAAGATTTGTTTGACCGTAAGACGGTGTCAGCAATCAACTTTGACGCAGCATCGGGTCCGGCGCAGGTCACGCCAGCATCGCCTGAGCCGTATTACCAGACGCAGTTGACGATTACTTTTGAGGCGTATTTAAACTGAGTTAGACTGACGCAAGCCAACTACCGCTCACAGGCTCATGGCAACTGTTCTGTCCGGTACGTCCGGCGCACTTTATTACGCACCCGCAGGCACCAGCGTGACCACGCTTGCCGCAGGTGCATTCCCATCGACCGGTTCCAACATCACCGTTGGCACCTACCTGGGCTTTAAGGTCAACGACCCCGTGACCCTGGCCTACCCCGCTGGCGCTACCACCACCAACGCCATTACTGCTGGTGCCTATTTCGTTAAGACCTACGTCGCCAGCACCGGCATCATGACCATCAGCAGCACTGCTGGTGGCGCTGCCGCCACTGCAACCGCTGCTCCTAGCGGCTTTGGCGCCAACTTCGCCAGTATCACCTATACCGCTCCCGCTGCGGTTGGCGAAGTGCGGGAATGGAGCTTTGAAATCACCCGCGAGGAGATCGACGTCACCACCATCGGTCAAGAGTCGGCTCAGTACGCCCCGTTCCGCGCTTATATCACCGGCTTTGCTGACGGTGAAGGTTCGGCCATGGTGTACATCACTGATGACGACACCAACCTGGCCAGCCGCATGGTCGAGGACGTGATCCAGCGCAACCAGTCCGGCGCTCAGATGAAGCTTTACATTGACCGCGTGATTGCCAGCGGCACTGTCAACGAGACCACCAGCCGGTCGATCCTTGTACCTGTCATCCTGACATCAGCCAGCCTGACGGCTAACCCTGATGACGCACAGATGGTGGAAATTGCATTCCGTCCGTCGGCTGCTCCTACATTTGACTTCAGCAAGTCGTAAGGCATTAATCGCCCCGGCCTTGCGCTGGGGCTTTTTTGTGTTTAGATTGCTGTCATACACCTAACAACCATGGCAATCCGCGCGCTTGACCGGCTTAAAAAAGCGGCCAACCTAACACCTATCAAGAAGAAAGTTGAACTCAGCGACGGCAGCACGTTTGAGTTTTACAGCACACCGCTGACCATGGCCGAGCGTGAGCGGGCACAAAAGGACGCAGGCACCGATGAGGCCACTGCGTTTGCGCTGCAACTGTTGGTGCAAAAGGCTAAGGATGAAACCGGCCAGCCGCTGTTCCGTGCAGGCGAAGTGGCTGAGCTTAAAAATGAAGTGCGCGACGCTGACCTGCAGTCGCTCATGCTGGCGGTGATCACATCCGACAGCGACGTGACTGAAGAAGACGCAAAAAACTAAAAGCCCAGGTCAAGCGCGACTGGATGCTGCGGCTGCAGATGCAGTTGGCGCGGGACTTGGGCTATACGCTGATGGAGCTGTCAGAGCGGATGACGCCGCAGGAGCTGCAGCTATGGGCCACGTTGTACGAAGTGGAAGCGCAGGAGCGGCAAGAAGCATCGCGCAAGGCTAGACGCAGGTAGAATGACTTAAGTCAGGCTGTCGGTCGTGTCTGTCGTCGCCAATGTTGCTATTAACGTTGACGCACGTGGCGCAGCCGAACAATTAAAGCGCGTTGGAGATGGAGCTTTAGGGTCCTCTCAAGCGCTCAAGACATTAGAAGATAGAGCAAAAGCTGTTAAGGCTGCTGTAGAAGCAAGCCAAGGCGGCTTCGCCAAGGCATCAACAGTACAAGGCGTCTTTTCGGCAAATGTAAGGAATACTGAACAGGCAATTAGAGCGCAAATTGCAGCTTTGCGTCAAGTCCAGTCAACTGTCCAACTTGGAGGAGCGCTATACCAAAAAGCTGCCGCACAAATCAAGGATTATGAAACAGCTCTTGAAAACGCAAGCAAAAGTTCCGAGAGCTTTGGAGCCAAGATTAAGGCTTTAGGCGGCGGCTTGATAGGTCAACTGGCAGCAGCAACTGGCGCAGCGATAACACTGCAAAAAGCGTTCGATACGCTTTCGCAGCAATCACAAGCTGAGGCCGCACTTAAAAGCCTGAGCGTTGATGCAGCAGATGCAACGCTTAAGTTCGTAGCCCTGTCAAAAGAATTAAGGGGCCAGGCGTCAACGGTTGAATTAACAGCAGCAGCCTATGACGTCGCCTCTGCTGGCTTTATGAAGACAGCCGATCAGGCTGAAATCTTAAGAGCGTCAACCAAGGGCGCTGTCGGTGGCATGAGCGATATTAATACGGTCGGAAATGCTGTCACTAGCGTTTTGAACTCTTACGGCATGTCAGCAAGTCAAGCTGGCAAGCTAGTTGATGGATTCATTCAAACCCAAAACGACGGTAAAATTATCCTTGCCGAATACGCAACACAGATTGGTCGTTTGGCGCCAACTGCTGCAGCGGCTGGTGTTGGCATTGACGAACTAAATGCTGCTGTTGCAACGATTACTGCTCAAGGTGTACCAGTTGAGGCAACGTTCACCGGCTTAAATCAAGCGCTGGTTTCAATCTTGAAGCCAACCAAAGAAGCGGAAGATTTAGCCAAGAGCCTTGGTATTGAATTTAATGAAACTGGATTGAAGACTAAAGGTTTTGGCGGCTTGTTGCAAGATGTTGCGCAAAAAACAGGCGGCAGCACCACCAAACTCGTGCAGCTCTTTGGATCAGTTGATGCGCTCAAAGCAGTCTTGCCGTTGGTTAATGACAACCTAGTCAAGTTTACAGCCAACCTGCAAAAGCAAAAAGAAGCCGCTGGCATTTCAGATAAAGCATTCCAAGACATGGCGCAGACGCTTTCTGGTGCCATCAAGGAACTAGATACTGCATTTAAGAATCTTGTTGTTGCGGCGCGGCCAATTACGCCAGCGTTTATTGCACCATTCAAAATCTTGGCTGGTACGTTGACATTGGTGGCAGATAATTTCAAGGCAATCGTTCAAGCGGCAACGTTCCTTGGCACATTTAGCGCGGTCATCAACGCATCTGCCATTGCTACAAAAGCCTGGGCGCTAGCGACGCAAGGTCTTGCTGCTGCTAAAAAGGCTGCAGGTGTCGCTGCTGCCTTCTTGCAGGCAGTATTAAATCCTGCAAACATAGCAAAAATTGCACTTGCCCTTGGCGTGGCGACAGGCGCAGCGGTGGCGCTTGGCAATGCAATGGGCGAATCAGCCACCAAGGGGCAAGCGGCTAAAGATAAGCAATCAGAAATTGCCACTGAAACCGCAAAAATTAACACCGAGATTGATAAGCAGCTGCAAGGCTTGGATCAAGTACCATCAAAGCAGCAACTGCAGTCAGACAAAGCAAAAGAAGTTCTTAGTAGTTACAAGGAGCAGCAGCTGTCAATCGACGCGCAGATAGCATCTTTAACCCGTGGTGCATCAATTACAGCTGCGCGGTATGAAGTTGAAAAAGCAATCCTTGACCTGCGCAACCAAGAGCTTGAGCGGGAATACAATCTAGCGCAGACCGCAGAGCAACGATTGAATATTGCGGCTGCAATTTTCCAAAATCAAGTCCAAGCGGCAGAGATTGAATACAGGCAGGCGCTGGCAAACGTTGCGCTTGAGCAGCGCAAGCTTGAGCTGCAACTGCAGCAAGAGCGACTGAAGTATCAGCAGATTGAAGCCGAAGGCAAGCTAATAACCCTGAAGGCTGCAGAAAAAGACTCAGAGGCCGAAAGGGCACGGAAACTAAAAGATGCACTTGCAACACAGGGACAGGTCGTTGCTGCTGCACAAGAAAACCTCGGCGCCCAGCAGCAAATTGCGGC